GCTCGCATCCACACCTTGGTGTTTTCAATCGAACCACGCCAAAAATCTATATCAGCTTGTTTCATCGGCCCTTACGTGACTGCGGCTTTGGAGTGCCGTTAAAACCTTTAGCACCTGCACCGCTTTTCTTGCGTGTATTAGTCATAGGCTTTCCACTGCGCCGTGAGGCTGCCTTGGCTTTTGCCATGCCTTTAGCATCGTAGCTATAAGATTTACCGCCGACCTTGGGCATATTACTTGGACCCCTTGCCCTTTTTCATGGTGTCACCACCAGCAGGCATGGGCTTAACGCGCTTGCCGCCCGCAGGCTTGGTCTTCGTTGGCTTGGGCGTTCCGTTAAAGCCTTTCATAGTATCCATCCATCGTATGCCTACAGGAAACAAAGCCCCATAGGTCGTTTTTTTTGCTGCCATAATTTGTAAAATAGTAACATCTGTTACAAAAGTCAAAGTAACAAGTTACTTGGGTTTTCGCGCTGTTTTCTTAGACTTGGCAAAAGCCTTAGCCGTTGGCGCACCTTTGCTGCCGGGCTTTCTCATTTTTTCTCCCGAACCACCCTTGATGCGCTTGCGTTTGGCATGAATATTAGCATACAGCCCACTCTTTTTAGCCATTTTCCTTTACCATTTTACTTTGTTTGCCCAATAGGCTGCGCTCATCTTGCCCTTGGCAATGTTTTGTGCATGGCGAGCCTTAAAAGACTTGCGCCGCGCCTTGTCTTTGTCGGAGGAAGGGTTAGAGCCTGCCCCGCTTACGCCCTGCTGGCCAAAACGTATCAGCTTAACCTTGTCTCCCAACTTAGCCAGCACGGCATGAGACTTTTTGGGGTGGGAAGGAGTGCGCTTGGGCTTGTTATAGCCAGAAAAAGATTCTCCACGGTAGTTCATGCGGTATTATAACGTCCTTTCCTTTTTCCCCCTGCCGATAGTGAGTCGAGAGCTTGCTGTGCGGTGCCTTCGTAGTTTTGCTCTACGGGTGCAGCATGAGGTTTGTAACAGTGCATCATAGCATATCGCCACTCATCGGCGGCATGGTCTTCGGCATGGGTGTCGAGGTCTTCGGGGTTGCGCGATGACCTTGGTAATGTAGGAACAGTCCTGCAAAGTGCATCATTCCAACCCGCAAAGCAATGAAAGCGGTCATTTATAAGCGCATCGTTACAAACGCGCCAGCCGTTGATCCTATCGTTGTTTGCCTTCGTCAACCACAAGCCATGCTCGCCAAAGACATCGGCAGGCGAGCGATTCATAGCTTCGGTAAGCCTGCGCTTTACAAAAATGCTCGGATCAGCATATATAGCTTGCGGATGGCGGCCCCCCGTAAAAGGACAACCTTCAATGATAGCATTAATGTTATCGGCATGTTGCGAAGCCGAAGCGTTGCCTTTGTAGTATTCAGTGATCCTATAGACGTTATCATCGTGATCTACGGTATATAGGCCGAAGGAACTTGGCGAGCTTTCCCCATAATCAAGTGCGCCAAACAAGGGCCAATGGCTGGGGACGTTGAAAGAGGGAACAACGACCTTATCCCCATACCAGTTACTAAAGAACGCCCCTACCATAGCGTCCCAATCCCCCGCCAGCCACGCTTTGACTAACTGCTCGTCACCTACCGCCTTCAAGCGGTCAATGTAACCGGGGTCACTTTGTAACAATACCTTGTTATCTGTAACAAGACTACGGATATACATCCGCGTCATCTTGTCTTTTCCCGTAGATAAATGACCCTCTTCTGTTACATCGACAAAGTAACGCTTTACCTCGTTATGGCCGGGTCCACCGGGGTTTCCTGTAACGCGAATGCGCTTTACTGGAACAGCATGGGCCGAGCGCAGGCAAGCCTTGAGCCGATGGTAGGCCTTGAGGTTAGGCCATGAACCCACTTCGTCCCACCCGATCCACGTATATTGGTGGCCTTGGTAATGATCGGCATCCAGTTCTGTTTCAATATGACGTAATTTGAGCGTAGAGCCACCGGGGAAGTGCCACGTATGGGACCCCACCTTGTATTCGGCCCCCGGAAACATATCAAAGTAGATCGCACGGCTGCGGTCTACGATCTCGTCCAGTTCGGGGTAGGTGCGGCGAAACAACACCCCACGCCAATGCTCACCATACTGCTCTACATCAGCAGCGAAATCTCCGAGAAGATAATCCGTCTTACCACCCCCACGCGCTCCACCAAAGAAGATTTCATCTACAAAAGAAGCGCGTATAGCCTTCTCTTGCGGTCCGGGCTGCGGCTGCCAAGGCATTAACCTACTCCTCTACCTCAAAATCCGCTTCAACCGATTCCGGGGCTGCCTCCAGCATCTGCTGGTTTTGTTTGATCCATTCCTCATACGTTTCGGCGCGAGGTGGCATGTTCGGCCCTTTTACCTCTACGGTATGCTCGACTTGTATACGATCATCCCCTACCTCAACGCGTATCTGCTCCAAAACCTTCATCCGCAAACTAACGCGCTGCGAAGGTATATGCTCAAACATATCCGATAATACCTGCACCCGCTCTTTACGATCCGCAAGGCGAATCTCTGAAAAGTCCTGTTGGTATATACGAAGCTGCTTCTGGTATTCAGCCTTAAAATCTTCGTCATTCTTCCACTGAGTAATAGCCGAACGCGTTACGCCAACCTGTGCAGCAATCTGGCCCGTCTGGCGGCGGCGGCTATACCGATCCAGTATCATCATCTGAATCGCTTCATGGTGCTTGTCTTTTAATTGCATTATTTAACTGCTGTTATAAAATGAACTTTTGATTCAGTTACTCCGGGTTCTACTAGCATCAAGCCACCCTCAACTTCTTCTATCTCCCACCCTTTATCGGCTGCCACTGTTAGCAAATTAAAAATAGCCAGTTCTTCTTCTCTTTTATTCTTGGCACACTCACGCGCATCGCGCCGTTTCCTACCTTTAACAAAAAAAGGATCAATCTTCTTCTTCTTTTTTTTCATTCTATTAGTAACTCCAGATCGTAGGCCGAGGCCCATGATACGAATCACTGGTAAGGTCATCCAGATGCAAGAACCGACCTTCCTTGCCATGTTGCTTTACACCAATACCCGTAAACCCTAACTGCAAAGCATACTTCAACACCTCAACCGCCTTCTCGCCCCGACAACTGACATCCACCGCTCGACCCATCGTATGAGTGCCGGGCTTACCTTTGACAACCTCTACTGGATGCGCTACCGAACGATACCCCGAACTAATAACCAACGGCCCCACCTTGTTACGAAGAGCCTGCAAGCGGTCCAAGAAAGCCTCGTCCATGACGCAAGCTCCAGTATGGGAACACTTCAACTCTCGAAAGGTAAACGAGGGCCAGCGTTGATCGCTATTGAACTTGTCTTCTGTAAACGAAGTAACCATAGAATAAAATAATATTGTAACAGACCCCTTCTGTCAAAGCAAAAAATTTAGGGGCGCAGCCGAAGATACAAAGGCCCCCCCCAAGGCGGGTCGATGAACCCTGAGTAACAAAGGGGGTTCAGCGGCAAGGCATTTGGGTGGGAGTATATACGGGTTCGTTCGATGATGAGCCGCCCCCGAAGGGGGTCACCTCGAATAATTATAAAGAAGTTTAGAATAATTATAAAGAAGTTTATAATAGATGTAACATCCTGTAACAACAGGCACTTAGGACCAGTCAGACCCGATAATCCCTATACTAACGATAATGCCTGTTATAGTGAGTATAAACCCCCGAATAAGCCCAAAGCCCGTCTAAGCCCCTGCAATGGCCCTGCAATGGCCAAGCAGCCCCGCCCATAGGCAAGGGCAAGGGCAGGGCGGGCTTTGGCCCTTGTGGGGCAAATGAGCGGGCTTGGCGGGCTTTGTAGGTATGTAACAAGGATACCATCGGGAGATTTAGCCCCTAATGACGTTATTCCCCCTCATTTGCTTTGTTGCACTAGCTTAGGCTTAGGCCTTGGTTCCTTGGTTCCTTGGTTCCTTGGTCCCCTTAGACCTTGGACCTTGGACCTTGTGGCTTGCCTTAGTCCTAGTACTAGTCTAGTACTAAGACTAAGCCTAGTACTAGGGCTTCCCTTGCGACTAGCTTGTATCTAAGAAGTGGGTAATTGTTACAAGTTTACGGGGGGGCTGGTGGAGTTCGAAGGGTAACTGTTACTTTTTTTTGGCTTGTTTGGGGCTTGCAAACTCCGCAGAAAATCGGGCTATTGTAACAAGCAAAACAAAGCCCCCGCCATACATTGACGGGGGCTTGCTTGGGGGCTTGGGGGCTTGGTCTATCTTGCTTTCCCCCCCGCTACTTTTTCCAAGCTACCATCCGGCAAGCCCGATTCTAAATAACCTACAATACGTTTCCACTCCCATGATCTAACCAATTGACGTTGTTCCGCTTCCGACAAAGCCAATACTTTATCCCGATACTCGGCTTTAACAGCCCGCTCTACCCAAGCCCCATAAACCCCTGCCCAATCCTCTTCTGTATCTGCTAAGTAAATTCTACCAAATCCATTGTCAAACATACCGCCAATCTCCCCTATGTTATTCTTCCGGCTGATACCAATAAGGCCTATCCCTATTGACGATATTCAGCCGCTCCAATTCGCGTTGTATTCGCCGCTCAATCTTGCGGGCTTTGCGTAGCTGCTTACGCTTTGATAATCGCTGCCCCTTATTCATTGCCATAGCCCGCTTTGTTTAAGATCCCCTCGACTAACTGGCGGGCTGCTGCTGCATCTTTGCAATCCCTATCGTTAGAGATACGGGGGAAATGCACATCGTATTGAGATGTATCAAAGAGCCCCCCGCCAAAGTTTAGCAAGTAGGCGTCTTTTGTAGTAGGGGCAAGCTCTTTGACTCGCTCTAAATAAGCAAACCCGATACGCCGTAACAGTGCCGGATGTGCAAGGCAATAAGCGAGGCGGTCAAGGTCCATCACTTGCCCGCCCCCGCCCAACGGTATAAGCCATTGACTATAGTCTCGCTGGCCATAGTCAAAAGCCCCTGACCAGTTAGCGTCAAGCACTACTGTTACGCCCGCCATCATCAAGCTATTAACAGCCCCCAAGATGGCCACACCATAGCGCATAGAAGTAGCAGCCTTTAAATGCCAAGCCTTGCCAATTTCAACTACCATCCGACAAACGGGCTTGTTCGGCAAATCAACAGGCAATGCCATATGTTCAGGGTCCCCCGCGCAATAAGCGGGGACGGAAGGGAAAGCCCCCGCAATATCATAGGAGAAAGCGGGCAAGGTGTCGAAGTTTTCCCCCGCTTCTACTTCGAATTTTTTCATCTTTTTAACACCAGCAGGCCAGCCCTTTTCCGCAAGCTCTATCGCTCCCTTGTAACCAGCGTTATCATCCCAATCCTTGCGG